AACAGGTAGTGTGATAGAAGCTATTAAAGCAATAAATCCTGATGCAGAAGTATCGGTGATTAATAATGATCCTGATCGCATAACATGGCATAAGGGAGATGTTATTTTAAAAGCAGACATCTTGTCGAAAGTAACAGCTATGCAATACATTCAAAAACGTAAAGCGGAATATCCAAGTATAGAAGATCAATTAGATGATATTTACCACAATGGTATATCTGGTTGGTCAGCAACGATTAAGAAAACTAAAGACAAGCATCCAAAGGGATAAATAATGGCAACACAAATTCAAAGCGCAAAAATTGTAACCGAAGAAATTGAAAACGCGGCTGGAGCGAATCCTTATAGTATTAGTCTAAGTGCAGAACAAACTGCATCAAGTGGCACAGTTACAACTGTTGATTTTACAAGTATTCCTGCAGGAACTAAACATATAACTATTATGTTGGTTGGTATTTCTACTGATGGTACTAATGACCTTATAATTCAGTTAGGAGATGCAACAGGTGGTGTTGAAACTTCTGGTTATACTGCTAGAGAATGTGCGGCAGGGGGTAGTGCAACACCAACGGCAGACACATCAGGGTTTATTTTAGACAATCAATTAGCGGCGGCAGGAGCGGCAGATGCGGTTATTAATTTATACCTAGAGGATTCCACAAACCATACGTGGGTTTCTATGGGAATTTTGCAATCAACTAACGCCTCTCAAGTATCGGTTTCTGCAGGAGCTAAGACATTATCGCATGCACTAGATAGGGTTAGAGTTACTACTGTAGCAACTGCAGATGATTTCGATGGCGGTGTTGCGGCAATACAATTTCAATAGGAAAAATAATATGGCTGATGTAATAGAATTAAACGTACAAACAGGGGAAAAGATAACACGTTCCTTTACCCAAGAAGAAAAAGATAATATTGCTTCTGCTCAAGCAGAGGTAAAGAAGGCTTTTGATGATTCTGACTATAAGACTAAAAGGCTTACTGAATATCCCTCAATATCCGAGTGTGTTCATGCTTTACTAGACACAGACCATCTTGAGGCACTTCAGGCTAAAAGAACTGCTGTTAAGGAGAAATATCCAAAATGAGTAAGATAACCAATACTGGAATATTTATTACAGAAGGAGCTGCTGCTGGAACTGATGTCGCTGGTAACGGGCAAATATGGGTTAAGTCAGATACACCAAGTTCCTTATACCATACAGATGATGCTGGTAATGACCATAGACTAGGTATTACTTTAGGTACTGAAAGCACCACAACAGGTGGTTCTAGTATTGATATAACTTCCATTCCTTCAGGGGTTAAAAAAATTACTATTTTAATTACAGGACTTAGTGCAAATGCAGATTCTAATCTTATTGTTCAATTAGGTGATTCTGGTGGTGTCGAAACTTCTGGTTATGTTTCCACGACTTCCAGAGATTCTGGTGGTACGGCAGCTTTCACTAATGGATTTAATTTTGAAGATGAGGGTTCTGGTGCGGGGGGAGAAACATGGCAAGGAGTTATGGAATTGTGTTTGCAAGACTCAAGTGCTAACACTTGGAGTTCTTGGAGTATGAGTGGTGGTAGTTCACAAAATTTTCATCAATGTGGTACAAAATCATTATCAGCAACATTGGATAGAGTTAGATTAACAACGACAGGTGGAAGTGCAACATTTGATGTTAATAGTGGCATTAACATACAATATCAATAGGAAAACAATATGACAGACGTAATTGAAGTAAACGTACAAACAGGAGAGAAGATAACACGTTCTTATACCCAAGAAGAAAAAGATGCTATTGCTGCTGCTCAACCAACGACTGATGAAAAGTGGGTAGATATAAGAAGTAAACGCGATGTATTATTAAGAGAATGTGATTGGTGGGGTAGTTCAGATGTAACTATGTCAGATGCACAAACGGCTTATAGAAAAGCATTAAGAGACATACCTACTCAGAGTGATGTAGATAACATAACGTGGCCTACTAAACCCTAATGTTACAAGCCTTAATAGGACCAGTAGCTTCATTACTGGATAAATTCATACCAGATGCTGACACTAAACAGAAGTTAGCGCATGAAATTTCTACTATGGCTGAAAATCATGCTCAAGAAATTGCTTTAGCTCAGATAGCTGTCAACAGAGAAGAAGCAAAGGGAAATTGGTTCCAAAGTTCGTGGCGTCCCGCCTGTGCGTGGGTTTGTGTTTTAGGCTTTGCTATAAATTTTTTGGTTTCCCCACTAGCAGCGCCATTTGGTATCATTGTTCCGCAGGCTGACACAGCAACTATGCTTCCGGTTTTGATGGGAATGCTTGGATTGGCGACCGCTAGATCGTACGACAAGGTGAAAAAAACAACAAAATGAAAGAGTTAGTTGACTTAATGGAAGAGGGAGTAAATAATATGTTGGACAAACTTAAAGATTGGGCCGGATGTGTTCCGCCTTTTGTTTGGTACATCCTAGTATTTATACTTGGGTATATTACTGGATCTATATAAATAATAAACACGAGGCGTTTTTATGGCCTTTACGAAAGAACCAGACTATGCCGGGTTACTACCCTATTGCATAACTGACAAAGAAACGGCCTATATAAAGACTCTCTCTGAAGGGAAGTCTCAAGCCACAACAGCTCTTGAACAAGATGTAGCTAGATCTACCATAGCTGATACAATTTATCGTGTTCGCCTCCGAAGAAAAAAACAACAATCTGGGCAGTCTACTTTATATAACGAAGCTGGCTCTCCCTCCGCGACGTGGGTTAAAGGTCAATCACAAAAAGGCCAAAGAAATACTCAAGAAATAATTGACGAAACAGTTACAGCGTTTAATGAAAAGGTTAAATATAAATCTACTAGCACTAAAGCTCCTAAAGTTAAAACCAAAGACCTCTTAGCCTGTATTTGTATTGGTGATGCTCACCTGGGTATGCTCTCATGGGAGGAAAAAGCAAAGGAAGATTTTGATTTAAAAATAGGCTGCAAAGATTTAACTGACGCTGCTGATAGAATCATAGATGCTATCCCTTCTACACATGAAATATTAATAGCTCAACTTGGTGATTTTTACCACATAGATGATTCTCTTAATCAAACACCCGCCAACAAAAATCCTCTTGATGCAGATTCTAGATTTTCTAAAATTATTAAGTCTGGTATATATGTTTTACGGTACTTTATTGAAAAAGCCTTGACAAAACACAAAATTGTGCGTGTTAGAAACGTGGCTGGAAACCATGATCCCCATTCTCACGTTGCGTTAAGTTGTGCTTTAGCTACTTTTTATGATTCTAATAAACGTGTAATCATTGAAGATTCACCTAAAGCTATGTATTACTATAAATTTGGTAATAATTTAATAGGGATTACGCATGGGCATATGCCTAAACCTGATAAACTACCTTCAATTATGGCTGTAGATTGTCCTGAATGGGCTCAATGTGATTTTAAATATTGTTGGCATGGTCATATACACACAAAGCGTAGCTTTGAAGATATGCAAGTTATTGTAGAATCGTTTAGAACGTTAGCTCCTGGCGATGCTTGGACAATAGATTCAGGGTACAGAGCCGGAAGAGAAATTCAAGCCATTATATTGCACAAAGATTATGGTGAGGTGGAACGTCACACAGCTGGTATTAGGAGAATAAGAAATGAAAAAGGGCTTTAAAAAATTTCCTCTTATCTGTGTTCTCTGGTATGACCACTCAGGAGATGCGGGATGGGTAGAAAGTCTAGACGAATTAGATGAACCTCCAATAACGTGTAAAACTGTAGGTTTTAAAGTAAAAGAGACTGAAACATCAATACATATTATGTCTACGCTTACAGATGATGGCAGTCAGGGAGGAAATAACGAAGTGTTAAAAAGTTGCATTATAAAAGAGAAAGTGCTTAGAAAGGCGTTATAAGTATTGATTTACTGCTTAAACAGAATTATTCTTTAATGTTAATGTTTTATTTTCAGGTAGGTAAAATATGATAAATGATCCGATTGTGGACACTCCTATTAATGGGCATTATAAAAAATTTGTAGCTTTTGAAGCTGATGAATTATGTGAAAGAATGGGAGTAAGTTACCCTCAAGAAATGACTTATTTGGATTTTGAAGAATTGATACAAGAATGGCATGAACTGGGGATAAGTATTACATTTGATGTAGATGTCCCAGAAGTATGACTCATTGGATAATTGTTTTACTAGTTTACTATTCAGGTAGTGACAGAGTAGACATTGTACCGCTTAAAAATGTAATTTTTGATAACGGAATACAGTGCAATGAAGCTAAACTTTCTAAAGAATTTCAAGACCATTTAATAAAAGAATGGAAAGGTTTAGGGGTATCTTACGTAAAACCTTTTTGCAAGCTAGTAAATTTTCAAGATAAAAGACTTGCCGACGAAAAGAATGTAGAAAATTTAAACGATTGGCCCATAGAGTATTTATTTAATCCTACAGGTCCTATAGACTTTACGGGAGAAATGAAATTTGAGGATGAGAACTATAAATGGCATTAAAAACACTACAATTTCAACCTGGTATTAATCGAGATAAAACTAATTATTCTGATCAAGGTGGCTGGTTTGATGGCAACATGATTAGATTTAGACAAGGTTATCCGGAAAAATTAGGCGGTTGGCAAGTAGAAAATTTAGTTGCTTATCAAGGCACTGCTCGTAGTTTATTTGCGTACTCTACTGATGATGGAGCAGTAAATGTTGGTATAGGCACTAACAGTAAAATGTACATTTGTTCAGGAACAGCTTTACACGATATAACACCTCTTAGAGCTACTTTTACTTCAACTGCTACGGATAATTGCTTTACTACAACTACTTCAGCTGCTACCACTGTAACAGTAAACATTGTTGGTCATGGTGCTACAGCAGGGGATTTTGTTACTTTTAGTGGTGCTACTGCTGTAGGAGGTATAGCCGCAGCAAATCTTAATTTAGAGTTTGAAATACAAACCATAGTAGATTCAGCTAATTTTACAATAACTACTTCAACATCAGCTACTTCAGCTACTTCAGGCGGTGGCACAAGTATTACCGCTGCTTTTCAAATTAATATTGGTAGCGCTACAGTTAGTGGTGGGCAAGGTTGGAGCATGGGGACTTATGGTAGATTAACTTGGGGTTCTAGTATTGTTGCTCCTGTTATAACTACCGCTCAAATAACTTTTCAAGATAATTTTAATAACGACTTAATATTTAACATTTCAGAAAGCGACATATTTTATTGGGTGTATGAAAACACTTATGGAAATCGAGCAGTTAAACTTAACTCTTTAACAGGTTCTAAAGCTGTTCCTGAACAAGTAACTAAAATTATGTTCGCACCTAGTGGGCATCTATTAGCTTTAGGGTGTACGTCTTTTAGTCCCACAACGACAGCTGCAGGGGTGAGCATTAGTAGTATAGCTAGAGGAGGTACAGGTAATTTAACAGCTACCTTAACTACCAGTGGAGTACATGGATTAGCTACTTTAGATTACGTAACAGTTAGCGGTACTATACCAAAACTTTTTTCTGGAACGTTTCAAATTACGGTAACTGGAACTACTACTTTTACATACACAATGCTTGCTGACCCAGGTGGTAATGCCACTACTACAGGTAGTTATGTTAAAAATAATTTTACAGGATCTCTTGATCCATTACTTATCAGATGGGCTAATGTAGATCCTACTATAGGTCCTGAACCAGAAGTATGGGACCCAAGTGCCACTAATACAGCTGGGTTTTTACCTGTTAAATCAGGTTCAGAAATTATAACGGGGTTAAATGCTAGGCAAGAAACACTAGTTTGGACTGATACTGCTTTAAGTTCTTTACAGTTTTTAAAAACAGCTGAAGTGTTTGGGTTACAAGAAATAAGCAATCAAGTTAATATTATGGGGCCCAATGTAGTTGCTACTTCTAACAATGATGTTTTTTGGATGGGCAACGATAAATTTTATGTTTACTCAGGAAGAGTAGACACACTCCCCTGTACATTAAAACAATACATATTTGAAGATATTAATAGGTCTAAAAGTGAGCTTTTCTTTGCTGGTACTAATTCAGAATTTAATGAAGTTATTTGGTTTTATGTTTCTAATACAGCTACTGAAATAGACAGATACGTAATTTTTAATATACAAGATAAAGTATGGTATTACGGGCAATTAGCACGTACAGCATGGATAGACACAGGAGCTAATAAATTTCCTTTGGCTACAGCTGATGGCAATTTATATAGCCATGAAAACGGTAACGACGATGGGCAAAGAGCCGGCGCAGCTCCAGTAGCAATTACTTCTTTTATTCAATCCGCAGATATGGCTGTAGGAGATGGAGAAGAGTTTGTACTGACTAAGCGCGTTATACCTGATGTTAATTTTATTGACTCGGACACCGCTAGTTTTTCAGGAGGTACATTAACACCTGAAGTGCAAATGACGGTGGGGGTTAGAAATTTTCCTGGTGTGGCTAGTAGCACTAGTGATGTTGAAGGTACTTCTTTACAAAGAAATATTACGACTACAAGCGCTACTATTGATCAATATACAGATCAAGTATTTGTAAGAGCTAGAGGTAGACAAATGAATTTTAAAATAGGATCAACTGGGTTAGGCGTTCAATGGCAATTAGGTTCTCCACGTGTTGATTTTAAACCTGACGGACGAAGAGGCTAATGGCTACTAGGAAAAAAGAAAAACCAATACGTAAAACTACTACGGGAAAAGGTAGAAACTACCGTAAAACATCTGAAGGCGCGGGTATGACTAAAAAAGGTGTAGCCGCGTATAGAAAAGCTAACCCAGGGTCTAAGTTAAAAACAGCTGTAACAGGTAAAGTTAAAAAAGGTTCAAAAGCAGCTGCTCGTAGAAAATCATTTTGCGCTAGAATGTCAGGAGTTAAAGGCCCAACCAGTAAGGATGGTAAATTAACTAGAAAAGGCGCAGCACTAAAGAGATGGAGGTGTTAACGGGATGCCTGATTTAAACACAACTAAAGCACCTAATTTGGTTATTCCTACGATTGATTATTCTCAATCTAATCAAAATCAATTTACTAATCAATTACGTATTTATTTTAATAGTGTAGATGAGTCTACAATAAAACAAAACACAGCTGTTATGAGCAATAATGTTTTATATTGGATAGGTAGTTAATATGGCTTTTCAAGACATTACAGGTATTAAAATAGCTCAGGATGCTTTAACTACAAGTTTTGATACTTATTACACTACTCCTGATGACACACGTACCTACGTTAAAGACATAACTGCGGCTAATACTACTGCGGGGGCTTTAAATCTTTTTGTATGTTTAGTGCCTAGTGGTGCTTCTGCTGGCACTACAAATGCTTTAATATATACTAAAGAAGTAGCAGCTAATGATATTTACCAATGGACTGGTCTTCAAATCATAGAAGCTGGGGGTACACTACAAGCTAAAGGTAGTGGCACGGGATTAACATTAAATGTTTCAGGGGCAAATGCAGTAGAATAAAACTATGGACTTGTGGTGGATAATATTGATTTTGATTTTATAAAAGCTAATGAAGGTTTTGAGTTACAGGGTTACGTACCGGTAGATAAAAACAATAAACCTTTAGGACACTCAGGAGTGACTATAGCTTCTGGCTTTGATTTAGGGCAAAGATGCCTTAAAGATATAAGCGGCTTTTATAAAGAATTGAGAGATAAGCTAATTCCCTATTTAGAGCTACAAGGGGAAGAAGCTTTAGAGGTAGCCCATACCTTGTGTATTAGTGAAGAAGAAGGCAATAAAATTAATAACTTTGCTAAAAGACAAGAAATTGGTAGGCTACAAGAAAAATGGTATGATAAAACAAATAGTGACTTTAAGTTATTGCCTCAGAATCAAGCTACAGTTATTGCTTCTGTAGCTTTTCAGTATGGGGATTTAGAGTCAAAAACACCCAAATTTTGGGCGCAAATCACTTCCGGCGATTGGGAAGCTGCATACAACAATCTTTTAAATTTTGGGGATCGTTATCCTTCAAGAAGAAAAAGAGAAGCTAAATACTTACGAACACACGAACTTACGACCCGCTTTCTTAAAAGAAATAAAGTGGTATAGAGGAAACATAATATGAACGACCCACGCTCGCAAGCACAGGGATTAGCGCAATTTGGTAGATATGGAGATTCCATGCTCATGCATGTGAACCCTCAAGAGTTACAAGGGCTTCAATCATTAGCTCAAGCTAACGGCACATCACTTACTACTAATCCATATACGGGTCAACCAGAAGCTTTTAATTTTGGAAACGTTTTACAAACAGCTCTTCCTATAGCTGCTGGTTATATGGTAGGTGGTCCTATGGGTGGTACAATGATGGGGTCATTAGCCGCTGGTGCAGCGACAGGAGCTGGTATAGCTGCAATTAGAGGCGAAAATGTGTTAATGGGCGGCCTTATGGGGGGTATGGGTGGTTATGGTGGTCACGGTATTGGCGCTGCTGCTGGAAGTGTAGCGGCTGACACCGCATCTAAATCTGCTATGAGTAATTTAGGTACTAGAAACGCTGCGTTGGCAGCAAACGAACAAGCTGTTGCATCTCAACTTATGGCTCCTAATCCCTTTACTACTGCTGGTCGTGCAGCTGCCGGTGCTCAAAGTGGTCCTCTGCATCAATTAGCTGCTAACGTACCAAAATCAGCGTCTATTTCTAGTCCAGGACATCCAGTAGTAAGCGGTAAGGAATTTTTACCATATGGTGGCGGTACTGCAGGTAGCTCACAAGCGATTACAGACCGGTACTATGATGCACTTAAAGGTCCTACAGAAACTTTGTTTACCCAAACGGGAGATGTGGCTACAGAACTAGGTGGCGGTAATAAACTGATGGGCTACGGTAAAATGGCTCTCCCTGTAGTAGGTGCTGCAGCTACGGGTATAGAACCTCCTGGTTTAAGTGAAACTGATATAGCAGCTACTCATGCGTTTGATCCTACAAGAAGACTTGATTTAGAAGGTATAGATACTGGGCTTAGGTTATTAGCTAATGGTGGTGATGTAGGTCTTGGAGGTGGAGGAGATTTTGTAGCTGGTAACTTTGCTGCTGGAGACTTTGCTGGAGACGATACTTTCGGTGAGTTTGCAGAAGTAACACAATCAGGGCAGTTTGATGATTTTAATCAGTTTAATGACTTTGCTAACGACCCTTTGTTACAAAACCCTAATAATTTTAACCCTGAAGTAAATCAACCTTTACCACCCATTAATGATACACAAAGTTTTACAGAGCTTACGGAGACTTTTTCTCCCGGTAGATTTATAGAAGGCGCTGGTGATGGTTTAAGTGATAGTATACCAGCCAATATTGATGGACAGCAGGAAGCTCGTTTATCAGATGGTGAATTTGTTGTACCAGCTGACGTAGTTAGCGGTATAGGAAATGGGTCATCTGATGCGGGTTCGGCAAAACTTTTTGACATGATGAGTAAAATTAGAAAGAGACGTACTGGTAAATTAGGGCAACCTGACGGTATTAGACCTAGCGATATGGCGGTATGAACATAGTAAAGGTGGTGACCCCCGATCAGATACATATGTTGTGGGGGGAAGTAGAGGATTGGTTAAAAACGTCTATTCAGTTAGATAATAACGAATGCACGATTGAGCAGTTGAAGGGATTGTTGGCACGAGGTGTGCAAACACTATTGGTTTCCACTAGTGAAAACAATAAGCTCATAGGAGCTATGACCGTAGAGCTTTGTAATTACCCTAATGAAAGGGTAATGTTTATTAGTGCGTTAGGTGGTAAAGGAATTGTAAACGAAGAAACGTTTAGTCAAGTTGAAGAGTGGGCTAAAATGCAAGGGGTAACAAAAGTTGTTGCTTGGGCTAAAGAGTCACAAACTAAACTTTATAAACAAAAAGCAGGTTTTAAGTCCTACAGGTATGTAGTGGAGAAGAAAATATGATTAAGTTATGGGATATATTATTTGGCGCTGTTAAGTTTTGTACACTTTATGGCGGTAGTAGCGGTGGTGGGGGTAGTCAACCTACTCATACTACGTCAACTAATGTATCTACTAATTTACCAGAATATGCTCGTCCTTTTTATGAGGAAATATTAAAACAATCAGGTAAAGAAACATATACCACAGATGCTTCAGGCAAAGTAACCGGGGTTCAGGACTACACTAAGTTTCCTGGTCAACGTGTCGCAGGCTTTGATCCATTACAACAACAGGTTCAGACGGATGTAAGTGGACTTACACAACAGCCTGGATTTACTACAGCCGCTACTGGCATAGAAAGAGGAACTACTGCTGGTTTAGATGCCGCAGCAGCAGGTATACCTACTGCTTTGTCTTACGCGCCTACACAACAAGATTTTGATACTGCTCAAGCTCAAAAATACATGAGTCCTTTTCAACGTCAGGTAATAGATTTTGAAAAAACAGAAGCTAAAAGACAAGCTGACATAGCTAAAGCAGATGCTGCTATGGGTTCCATAGGCAGAGGTACTTTTGGTGGTGGCCGTGAAGCGCTTTTACTTTCAGAAGCTGACAGAAATACTGCAGCTCAGTTAGCTGGTATAGAAGCCAGAGGACAACGCGATGCGTTTAGCCAAGCACAAGCCCAATTTAATGCTGATAGACAAGCTAGACAGCAAGCAGAATTAGCTCAAGCTCAAATGCAGAAAGACGTTGGCTTAGCCGGTCTTCAATATGGTATAGAAGGCGCTTCAAGAAGAGGCGCATTAAGCACTGCTGATCAAAGGGCTAACTTAGAACGTCTACAAGCTCAAGCAGCGACAGGTGCTGAAAAACGACAATTACAACAACAGCTTGATGATGTAGCTTTCCAAGAATTTAGGGAAGAAGAAGATTACAAGAGAAAGCTATTAGAATTTCAAAGTAATATTCTACGAGGTAACGTGGGTGCATTAGGTTCCACACAAGTAGCTTATACTCCACGTCCTAGCTTAGTTTCTCAATTAGGTGGAGCAGGTTTAGCAGGACTTGGTTTGTATAACACTATGGGTGGCTTTGGCGGCGGCGGCGGAGGTAGAGCCTAATGAATATTATTCAAATGCAAGATGACCTCAAAGGGCTACCTGATCAAGAATTAGTTAACGAAGTACAAAATCCTTCTGGTGTAGCTCCAGTCTACTTATTATTAGGCGAGCTACAACGTCGTGAAAAAATGAGAGCAGAATTTGCTGGGCAACAGCAGCCTACACAAACTATAGCTGAACAAATTATTGACGAAGCTATTGCTCCAGCACCACCAATGCCTATGGAAGGCTCTCCTATACCCCCCGGCCCTGGTCAAGCTATACCTCCTGCTGGTGAAGTAATTGATGTTAACCGCATGAACGAAGTTGTTACTCCAGAAGGCGCTGAAATGACAGACACTAATATGCTTGCTTCTACTGGAGTAGGAGCTTTACCTGCGCCTAATGTAGGGCAGTATGCAGAAGGTGGAGTTGTTGGGTTTGCAGATGGCGGTTTTTTTGGTCAGGGTATTAAAGGAGCAGAAAGAAGAGGGGTCATAGAAGCTGTAAGACCTGAAAGTCAAACAGCAGAAAATTATTCTACACAAGCTAGACCACAGGGACTTGGAGGTTTAGCGTTCATGATAAAAAATAAAGAAGGGTCTCCTTACAGAGGGTTTTTTAAAGATGCTTTTGGTTCACATAAGTATGATCGTTCGGAACAAAGTCGTTTAATGAAGTTAATAGGTAAGTTAGGGTTGTTCGACCAGATGGAAGATCAGTATATGAGTAAACATGGTTTTGATTACCCTGAGTATGCTCAAGGTGGCATTGTTGGGTTTCAAAATAGGGGGGCTGTAAAGTACCCAGGAGGAAATAGACTAACTTATCCTTATGAGGCTGCTCCAGAAGTAACAGACAAAGAATTACAGAACTTAATAAAAGCCAGAGAAGCTAATTATCCCGCGAACATGCCAGGTATTGAGACTTATAATTTCGCTAGAGATGACTATGGCACTATTGATGGCTCCCCCCAAGGTCCCGCAAATGATCCTTACACTGGAGCGCTTTCTACAAATGTAGTTCCTTACCAGTTTAGAGAAGCTGACGCAGCGAATGTAGATATGATGGACTCTTTTAATGAGAAGATAGGAAGATGGGTAGATGATGAACCTACTACACGAATAAACCCTATGACTGGAAAAGAAGAAACATATTATGGTGTAAACATAGATCCTTTAAAAGAAGCTGCGGGGACTGTTTGGGACAAAATAAAAATGACTCCTGAAGAAAAAAGAGCGCGGCAAGGAACTTTTGGAATTAACCCAGACGGAGAAGCTCCTATAAGAATAAATGACGCACTTGGTCAATGGTCAGACGAAGAAGGTGAATTTACTGCTGACCCTATATGGGAAGCAGTAGAAAACGTAAAAAATCTTTGGCGTGGTAGGGGTGAGGATGAAGATGTAACTAAAGATAAAAAAGATATAGATAAAAAAAAAAAAGATAACTTACCTTCAGGTATAGACCCAGATCCCGATGCTAAACATTGGGAAGATGTTGCAGAAAAAAGGAAAATTAATAAAGGTAAATACCAAAAGCTTATAGAAAATCAAATAGCTTCTGGTGGAAAATCTTCTTATGGAGATGATAAAACTTTAAAAGATAGAACCGCAGAAATAGAAAAAATGATGCATGACATGGGTATATATGATAGCAAAGAAGATGAACGTGCCGCTAAAGTAGCTGCCCGTATTGAAAGAGAAGAAGCTAGATCTGCTTGGAATGCTGTGACTATGGCTGGATTATCTATGATGCAGGGTGATTCTCAATTTGCTCTAACTAATATAGGTAAAGGTATTGAAGATGGTATAAGCGCGTATGAAAAATCAGAGCAAAAGATAGCTGACCTTGAAGATAAAAAATTAGAACTAGCAGAGAAGAAAGCCACCAGAGATCGTGATAAGAAGATAGCCGCGCTTACTTTAGCTGTAGATATAGAAAAAGGAAACCAAACTAATTTGACTAATTTATTAACCGCTGCAAATGAACAAGAAACCGATATTGCTATAGCCAATGCAAATAACATAGCTAAACAAGTTGCAGCGCAAATAGGAGCCGATGCTAAAGTAGAAGCTTCTTTATTACGCGCATCACAGTATTCTATTGAGAACTTTTACTCGAATTTTAAAGCTAATAATTCCAACCTAACACCTGGAACTAATGCATGGGATGTAAAATTTTCAAGAGAGTTTGGTAACTATCTTCTTAATATACGGGGACAAGATCCATCGTTAGATATTGGTGGTTCAGTAATAGAAAGTACAACTCCATAAGAGGCACAAAATAAATGCCTGTATATAACGTCAGAACTAAAAGCGGAGCTTTAATACCTGTGGAAGCGCCGGAAGGCACTTCTGAAAATTCTATTCTTCAAACCGCAGCTTATATCGAAGCTGAACAACAATTAGCCGCTCCTCCTCAACCCACCGGCAGTGATTTCATGCGAGGTTTAAAACAACGTCTCTATGGTATACCTGGAGATTTCGGTGCTCTACAAGTTCTCAAAGGAGATTTAACAGATGATGAAGAAGCCATGCGAGCTGGTATGGCAAAGATGGAGAAGTCTGAAGAAGCTGTAGAGAGGTTAGGAACTAAACAAACAGATACCTTTTTAGAAGCTATAGAAGACCCTGTGGCTTTCGCTACTGATTATGTACCTCTTTTAACTGGCCAAGTAACAGGTATGTTTATGGAGATGATAGGACTTACAGCCGGTGCATCTGTGTTAGCAGGTCCTGCTGGAACTGTTAGTGGAGTATCAGCTCTTGTAGGAAAAGGCCTTCTTAAGAAAGGTATAAAAGGCGAGGCTAGAAGAAGAGCTAAAGAAAAAGGAATAGAATCAGCTAAACAATACGTTGCTAAAGAAGTATCTACAGAACTAGCCAGACTTCAGGGAACAAAAGAAGGTAAACGGAGAATAAATGAAGAACTGCGTAAATTTGTTAAGCCTGTAACAGCAGGGGTTGTTTATTCTTCCTGGGGTGCTGGAGAGACTATGGGAAGAGTCATGGAGGAAATTGGCAAGGAAACGGATGATCCCGAAGAACAATTAAGACTACTACAAGAAAAAAGTGGTTCTAAATTAGCTATGGTAAGTGGCGCACACGCTATAGCTAATATGATTGGGTATAAAATATTTGGAAGAGCTATGGAGGGTTTAGCTAAGCCTACGCGTAGCTATCTTTTAAATATAGCAAAAAGATGGGGTATAGCAGGTATACAAGAAGCCCCTGTTGAAGCGCTTCAAACTGCTCTAGAGTTGTATGCTGCTGACTTACCATTGGATGATGCAGAGGCGATTAAAGAGTACATAAACGCAGCGGGTGCTGGATTTGTTATGCCATTAGCCCCTGCAACAATAGGTGCTATACGTACAGGTCGAGCACCGAAGGAGTCAAAAGATGAAACTACTAAGACTGATGCTACTAAGGTTACGGACAAAGCTGCTACTGATGCGGATCAACTCCCTGCTGAAAGTCAAGCTGAAATAAGTGCCCAAGCTTTAAATAACGAAGAATTACAAACTGAAATAGATGAGCTTAATAGTTCACTTGAAACTACAGGCAACCCAGAAATAAGAGCTGGTATTGAAGAGCTTATAGTTGTAAATAAAGCAGAACAAGCAAAACGTGCGGCAGACCTTGATCTTTATGAACACTATGAACCTGAAGCTCTCCCATCACCACCTCCCGAAACACCTCGTTCTGAATTTGATGAAGTTGTAGAAACTATTGAAGCTGTAAATCCTAACTATAAAGGAAGAACGCGAGAAGATATTCAAGCTGAACTTAACGATGCGATACTTGCTAGAGATGTACCTGATGATTTTGGTAGTGTTGAAGATCCGACATTAACTGATTACATTAGTGAACTACAAGAAGAATTAGACGCCAGAGATATTCAGGCAGACCAGAATATTATAGCGCGAGAAGATGCTGGAGAAACAATTGATCCTTCTAAGCTTCAACCTGGTCAACAAGTAGAACTTTATCGTCCAGATGGAACAAAAGAGCTTGTAACTGTTATAGCAGTTGGTGAAGAAGGAACTGTTAAATTTAAAACAAAAGATGGTAAAGAACATATAGATGGTATGGGTTTAGAACTTTTTGATCCTACTTCTCCAGCAAATTTAAAAAAAATATTTGAAGGAACCACCTATGATGGGAAACCTATTATTGAAGTTCTTGAAACTCTTACACTGGAAGAGCTACAAAAAATTGCAAAAACATATAAAGAAAGCTATGAGACAACAAAAGATCGAGCAGAAAGTGCTAAATATATTTGGTTAAACAAACATAATGCAGTTAAATCTATAATTAATAGAAGAAAACAAGAAGATGCTCAAGAAACAGAAGCGGGAACCGCTGAAACTTTTCGTGGTGCTATTGACGAACCAATAACAAAAAAGTTTTTACTTGAAAATGATTTTAAAAAAGGGTGGCCTGAATATAAAAAAGCACCTGTAGGACCATTAAGTAACCCCGAAGTTTATTTATATTATGAAGCCCTTGCCGATCAACCAGTTAATGTAAGTGAGCTTACTGATCCTCAAATAAAAAGAATTGAAAAAGTAAAAGAAGCTTCTAATAAAATATTAAATCGTGTTGAAAGACCCACCGATGGTATAATAGACTA